GCGACTAAAAGTTGCCATCCGGATTACTCCTTACTAGGTTAATTGGATTATTCTTGGGGTTCCGGATCTTGCTCCGTAGGTTGGGTTACCTGCAAGGTAGCCCAGTAGTCCAATCCAGATACAGATACGTTAACTTCTCGTACCCGGATTAGTTCTTGCAGGGTTCCAGGGACGATTTCTGAACTGATGCGAACCGAAAAGCTGTTCACAAACAGTCTTTTTCCACTCTCCACGGTGTCGCGCTTAGCGAACCCGAGGAAATCTAGGCGGCGATGTGTGTCGCCAATGCGCAAAGCTCCCATACGTAGCGGCAGGGGCCCGTCCATGATCTGCGCAATAATTTGACGATCGTGTCGAGGCTGCCGTGCGTAGCTGGTCACCATGTAATCGAGGTTGACCGGAATTGGGTATTCCGTAAGGTACTTACGCACGATCGGCTCGCCGTCCTCATCGGTGGTGTTCACCGTGTATTCAGAGAAGCCTCGGTGGGCCCGCTCTACCGCTTCGCTGATGTCGATCAAGTCGAGGGTGATGTAGGGGTAGCTCTGCGCACGGATCTCAATGTCCGGTTGACCAAACCAGACGCCAACGGCTCGGTCGGAGTTTTTGTCGTCCGAGACCTTAAGCCCCTGCAGGCGAGCCTTGAGAGCGGTGTCTTCATCAATCAAGAACATTGGCCACCACGTTTTCTACGACGTCGCCCAGGTCATCGTCCAAACCTTCAGAGTGCTCGTGAAGTCGGTTAAGAAACCTGTGAATAACAGGAGATGGCGGGTGGTCGGGAGTCCCGTACTCGAGGTTTTCGATCTCCTCGGCCACGTCCCGCGGGTAGTGGGGGACGAAAGTCCCTGCCTCAAACTTGACAGAAAGGCGTCGAGCCAGGTTAGACGGCCAACCCGCTAGGTAGGCCTGACGTCGCAAAACGGCGGAAAGCCGTGCGGCGTGTCGCATCATTGCCATCAGGTAGTGGAAGTTGTCGTCGTCTTCCCGAATGCCCTTGGCGTGAAGTCTAGCTGCGTTCTGCGTCTCGAGAGATACGTTCACTTCTTACGCCTCGGGGTTAGCAGCCAACCTGCTATAAACCCCGCGGCGAATTTGCCAGCGTCAAACTTCTCAACGCCGAGAGCTCCACGAACGAACTCTCGTTTGTCAGCTTGGCTCTTAGCCTCGCTGAGCTGGCTCATGAAATCTTTCATCGCAGTATCCTCTGGTGAGGCGCAGGGTGGTGCAGCAGGTTCCGGATGTCTCCGGCGTCACTTAGAGGGTAGGTACGAAGATAAAAGCCGTCCGGCTAAACCTATTTCTTGTCGGTCTTTTTGTCCTTGGGGACGGGCTTGGGCTTGGGCTTTTTGATGTCCTTGGCCAGTGCCTCGTCTAGGCGAGAGGCAGCCTTGGCCTTTTCTGGCTCAACCTTAGTTGGCTTCTGCACTGGCTTCTGCGGAGGCTTCTTAGCCATTGTCCTTGCCCTTTCCGCACTTGCAGTTCTGGCACTTGCACTCGGGGCTCACTTCTTGGCCCCCTTGCAGGTAGCGCAGGTGCACTTACAGCCTTTGACTGGGGCACCCTTCTTGCACTTGCATCCACACTTGGCGCACATCTTTTAGTCCTCTTCTTCGGTCTCCGTGGCGGAGACACCTGGCTCGGCGTATTGAAGAAACTGCGGGTCGTTGACCAGCTGTTCTGGGTTGACCTGTTCAGCGTCTAAGCTGAAGATCGTGTACTTGTCTTCGATCAAGCCTCGTGGGTAGACCCGAGTAGGGATGAACACCTGATCGCGGTAAACAATGCGGTCCAGCAGGTAGTCGTTTAGAGCCTCCGAGATCGAGTCTTGGAGAGACTTATCTACCTCGGTGATGTTGATAAAAGCTCGCAGAACGTCGGTGTTGTAGAAACCACGCTCAGTCTGACGAGGCTCTCCTTGGAGGATCACCGCATTGATTGTGGGGATAACGATGGGTCCGGTGTAACGACGACCGCCGTCAGAGTCACCGACGTCGTAGACAGGGTCTACATCAGTGTTTTCAGGGTCAAACTTCCACCACTCAATGGACTGGCCTACCTGCCTTTGCAGGTCGTAGTCAATCCCGGCAGCGATGGACCTACGCTCCAGGTCAATTCTGAAGCGTCCCTGCTCTCTAGATCCCCGCACTATTTACTCCGCAGTTGGGGTGGTGAAGGTGCCTGTCTCGGGGTCGTAATCGTCCTGAACCTCACAAAGGACTGTTCCGTTTTCTCCGGTGACATCCACGATTGTTGGTTCACTCAGGAAGATTGCGGCAAGACGGTCGCTTGTGTGAAGGATGTCCACCACCTTGTTATCAATGATAAATGCAATCTTGTAAGGGGGCAGTTCGCGCTGTTCTTCAGTCATTAGCTTCTTCCTTATACGAGATGCGAACCGCATCCCACTTTCCGATAGGACATGACGCATTGGGTAGCTTAGTCTTGGCGTTCATAAGACAGCCGCATTCTTTGCATTGATGCGTGGCCTTGATGTAGTGCTCGCAGCCTTTGCAGATGTCAAGCCTCTGCTCGGCAACTTCTGTTGTAACTCGCCCTAAGTTCTTGTTAAACAAATCCCAAGGCCTAGCTGGCCGGTCGTACGGGGTCGTCATTGCTCTCCTATTCCGCCGAGAAGTTGTCAATAGTACTGCCCTGGCTAGAGCCGCTAGGTGCCTTGACAATACCGTGCGAGGTGGTCTTTGTAGGACTAGAAGGAGTGTCGTTTCGGCTACCCAAAGAAGATGTCATGGACGTATTAGAGTAGGCCGTAGAAGTAATTGTGTTATTTGATGTAACCATTTTAATGGCTGAAGCAGCCGAGGAGATTGACACGTCGCTGCTCACGGTGCTCACAGAGCCTCCTACAGCCCGCAGCAGCCTGAGCCAGTACGAGGTGACGGTACAAGTTGCACAGCAACAGTCGTTTCCGCAGGAGCAGGCGCTTGTGCAGCAGGCATTGCTGGCAGGGCAGGGGCAGGGGGAGGGGCAGCAGTCCGTACTGTCGGGACATGCGCAGTCGGTGCGGTCTTCTGTGCGGCAAGATGACGGCACGGTGTTTTGACCGTTTGAGCAGGTCCCAATACTGCCAACTTCAGTGAAGCCTACGAAGTCGTAGCCTGCGGGGCACACGTCGCAGATTGTGTATGTTCCGCAACCCGTGCAGGTGGGTTGACAGTAGCACGGTGAGCAGCACGACTTTTGGGACGGACACGCGCAGTCACCGCAGCATGCCGTGCTGCTCCCGCACGAACAGGTGTAGCCACCGCAGCATTCAGTAGAGGTGGTGAGGTACACGACCGACGCATACCAAGAGCCTGCCCCAGAGACCCAAACTGCAGGTCCGCAACCGTTGCTAACGGAAGCCGACACAATGACGTCTTGAGACCCCGCATCGACGGAGGCCACACTGTAGTTAGTTGCTGAGTCGTTGCTTTGGGCTTGAGATCCGTTAGCAAACCAAGTTCCTTTGTTGGCAACCCAAGTAAATCCGCTGCTGGCGGTGCCCAAAGACCCGCTAGTAGTTCGGTTGAAGGTGTCAAGAAACTGGCGCTTAAGAGCCCTGAATGCGCGGGCAGCCAAGCCAGCAAAGGTGCCTAAAGTCGGCATTCGAGCTCCCTAAGTTCAGTACAACACACCGTACAATCCGTGGAGTGAAATGTCCGTTTTAACGGACCCAGAGCATCCCTACGTCGGCTGTAGGGCGGAGCCCAGAGCGCTGCCAGCCGCCTTCAACCCACTCCACAGCCATTGCATCAAGGATCTCTGAGAGATCGTCTGCACAGGAGATGTCTAACCAGACCTCGGGCTCGAGCAGGTGATGCTCAATGAACTGTGGAGCCACCTGGGTGTATCCCAAGCCAGCCAAGTATTTGAGCTGCTCGATGTGTTCGGGAAGGGTTTCTTCGGTCCACTCGAAAGCCAGCTTCCCATGGTATTTGGTCATGCCCCTGAAGACTGACCATTCAGCACCCTCAACATCAATCTTCATGAGGTCGGGCTCTCCGTAGCGCTCAGCTAGGGAGTCCACGGTGACGGTCACAGCTGTGATGGTGCGGAAGACCTTCCCGGCGTAGGGCATCTCTTCTGAGGTCAACCACTCTTTATTGAGAGTTGACAGACCATCTTCGTCCGCCTCGTAGAACTCGACCAGCTGATCGTCGGCATCAGACACGGCCATTTTCAGCGGGGTGACGCTTGGCGAGTAGATAAAGTTCTTTACGAGTTCCTTAAATATGCGGGGCCCAGGCTCTAAGGACACCACTTGATAGCCCAGGGCAAGGCCAGCCCTAGTCGCATCCCCACGGTTGGCGCCGATGTCGAAGAGGATCACAGGCGCTCCATGTTGTACTTAATGGCGCCCACATAGGTGTCGGAGACACTCGAGTCCGCCAGCAGACGTTCAAAGATCTCTTGAGACTCGTCCTTGCGACCGATCCACCAGGCAGACACGGCCTTCTCGAACTCCAAGCCGTAGATGCCGGGGTACTCCACGTCCACGGGCAACGGCTCGACCTGGAGAGCTAGCTGCAGGCCCATGCTGGCGAAGGTGTAGCACTCCTGCCAGTTCTGGGAGCGTTCGTGGAATCGGGCGTAGAGGAAGTAGGCCTCCGGACGCTCGGGGGCAAACTCCAGTGCCTGAAGCAGACAGTTGCTCACCGTCCAGCTGCGGTCCTTCTGATCCTCAAAGCAGATGGACATCCGAAGCAACGAGGCGTACACCACGTCTCTAGCCGCCGGATTGTCCACGCCATACTCCGCGGCCCGTAGGTAGAACGACACGGCGCTCGCCGTTTGGTTTAGGCGCTCGTACTCCTTGGCGATCTCGAAGTTGTGGAACGGATTCAGGATGTCGTGGGAGACCGACTCGATAAGACTATTAATGCTCATAGTTAAGTGCCTCCACGATCATCTCTTCGATTACAGGCCCTGGGGTCCTCAACACAAACGCTGCGTTGTCCTGGAAGCCGAAGCTAATCAGCGCTGAGCCATCTGGGTGTAGAGCCATTCCCGTGCAGAACTCGATGCGGGCGTCAAGGAACGTCCACGGCTCTGGGGATAGGCCCACTAGATTCAGCTGGTCGTCCCAGACGCAGAGGCGGTGACGGTAGATGCCGTCTTTCTGCTGCAGATAGTTTTTGAAGAGACTGACCTCGTGGGTGATCGAAATGTACATGTTGCCCCAGCGAACCAGCTGGGAGCCGCCCCGCTGATCCGCAGGAGGCTGCAGGTTCTGGCGCAAGGAGACCTGCCGAGTCCCCTCTCGGAACGGTAGCGACTCAACCACCTCCACCGGAGAGGACCACTTGATGAAGTGGTATGGCTTGTCTAATACCGGAACCCAGTTCTTCTCGCAGTACGAGGTGTTATCGCCAGGCGCCGGCATACGTACGCGGCTTACTTCTCGGGCGGTCCAAGAGTCTTTATCCAATTCAATGCGGCTGTACTCCATGCGACCTTCGCCATGGGTAGTGGTGTCTCTCCGCACCCCAATTAGATAGAGCGAGCCTTCCCAGCGCACTACGCGGCAGTCCTCTTCTCCAACAAACTCCCAGATGGGGTCAACGTCTAGAGCAGACGTATCAACCTTGGTGTAGTTGATCATCTCCAGGTCGTCGTTGAGGCGGCAAAGATAGTTGGTGGTTACGAGTCTCTGGTCTTTCTCAGGGTGCAGGTAAGAGAGCGGCCCCCACCGAGATGGAAACTGCTGGGTGTTCTCAGAGTGGTAGAGGGTGTAGTTGACGTGACGAAGGTTAACTAGGATGTCCCCATCGTCGTCGATATAGACGGAGGGGTTCATCAGGCCAGTTCCGGAAGTGAGGCCTTTCTCAATGACAAGTGGGGCTAGTTTGCCGCCGTGCTTGACCGCTTTGGTGACAAGGTTCATAGTCAGGCCTTAAAGAATAGGTTGTCGGAAGCGTGGACAGCGGAGTCCACGGGGCACAGGTCGTTGGCAAGTCTGTCTCTGGCAGATATAGAGAGGTTATCTAGGAGCGCTTTTGAGCCCTCACCGACGTTGTCGGTCTGGCGCTCGTCGTAATTGATTACCTCTGGAGTAAGCCCAAAGTCCTCAAACATTTTAATGGCGGCCGCGTTTACCGTCTCAAAAGATAAGTCTTCAGACTTGAGCAGCAGGTTTACCTGCTCAGCGCGAGCAACGACGTCGTCTTCAGTTGGCGCAAGTTTCTTGAACACCTCGTCTAGCCCAAGCCTAGAAAGGTCAAACTTTTGGGCCACATCGTGCACAAAGAACTTGCTCTGGTAGTTGCTCAGGAAGTCCCAGTAAGTGTTTACCCACTGCATCAAAGAGGCCTCTGACACCTCTACGTCGTGGCCAACGCTGCGTGCCCAGTGAGCAAAGTGACTGACTGTTCTAGCCACGGGGTCTCGAACTACGGATACCGTGTAAGAGGTATCGGTGCGGTACCCCCAGGTTGAGTGGTCCACAGCTGTTGGGATGGCGTACCTGTTAGCTATTGGACTAAACGGTTGAACCAAATATTTGTTTACGTAGTTCCCCCCAGTTTTGGGGATGTGCATAAAGTAAATGCGGTCCCAGTTTGCAGTGGGGAATTCAACGCTGTCAGAGGGTTTGTGTTCTGGCACGACCATCCCCCACTTGCCAATGGGGCAGGACCCGTTTAACAGCCGCGCTTTAACGGGCATGAGGC